CCGAATTTTTTGATGATAGAGATAGTCTTACCGGTCTAAATCAGTTATCAGCTACTGGACCAAGTATTGGTGTAGAAGGAACATCAATTAGATCTGATTGGAATACAATTCAAAGCAAGTTTATTACGTTTGCTCAAAATACAAGAAAGGATTTCATTTATATTTCTGATCCTATTAGACAAATTTTTGTACTTGGTGAAAATACTAAACAAATTAATATACCGGGTCAATCATTCCCACTTAATATCTTAAACCCAATTAAGCAAACATATAGTGTTATTAACACAAACTATGCAGCAGCTTATGCAACATGGGCACAAGTTTTTGATAATGTAGTATCTGGTCAGGTTTGGATGCCAATGTCTGGTATTGCAGCAGCTAAGTATGCACAAACAGATGCAAACTTTGCACCATGGTATGCACCAGCCGGGTTTACAAGAGGTCTTTTAGACACAGTAAATGACGTTGCAATTTATCCGAATCAAAAACAGCGTGATTCATTATATGACCAAGCCAACATTAACCCGATTGCGTTCTTCCCGAGTGAAGGGTTTGTACTTTACGGTCAAAAAACGTTACAATCCAAGCCAAGTGCTTTTGATAGAATTAACGTTAGAAGGTTATTCTTATATCTTGAGAAACGCGTTAAGGAGGTTGTCAAATATTTCGTATTTGAACCAAACACATTGTTTACAAGAACAAATGTTCTTAATGTTATTAATCCTATTTTGGATGATGCAAAAAACAATGAAGGTGTTTATGATTATCTCGTTATTTGTGACGAACGCAATAACACACCAGATGTTATAGATGCTAATGAATTAGTTGTTGACATTTATTTGAAACCGGTTCGAGCAGCAGAGTTTATCTTAGTTAACTTCTATGCTACAAGAACAGGTCAAGATTTTAGCGAAATCGTAAGTTAATAATTAAAACAATATAAAAATCAACCCCGATTTTTCGGGGTTTTTTATTGGTAAGCATAAATATTAGTATGCCAGATGTACAACAGACAATTTCTGATTTTTATAGAGTAGCAACAGAAAGGGACTTTTCAAGAGATTTTCAGTTCAGAGTGCTATCAATCGAATCCGGTGGTGCTAGCTCCACAACGTTTGATGAAGATGATTTAGTATATTGCACCGCCGGTTCATTACCAGCCAGGTCAATAACAAATGTGGCTGTACCGTACATGGGTCTGCAGTTTAATGTTCCTGGTAATGCTACTTACCCGGGATCTGAAGCATATAGTTTACAATTTTATTGTGATCAAAATTCACAAATAAGGCAAAAATTTGAAGATATGTCGAGAGATATTTTCGATGATGAAACAAGCACAGGTAATTATTTCACACCACGACAGTCTTCAAGCATTAATTTAGTTCAATTAGATACTCAATTAGAACAAGTCGCCGGTTATAAATTAGTCGGTGCTTCGGTTAGAGAAGTTGGTGCAATAGATTATGATATTTCAGGCGGTACCGGTGCTCAAGTTACTTTTGGAGCTACTATGGCTTATCATTATTTTAGAAGAACCTAATCTTAACCTTTGAAGTCCTTTGAAATTCAAGGCAAAACCTAAAGTAGTAATAAAAATTAAACCCGGGGCTGAAAACATAAACTTCATTCTTTATAAAGTAAATCAAATCAAAAATACTGAAATAGGAAATCTAGAAGTAGACATGAGCAAAGATCACCCTTACCATGTAGTTTCAGCACATGTAAATGAAAGATATAGAAATAATGGGTTTGGTAAAAAAATGTATGAATATGCTATAACTCATTTAGGTAAATTAAAGACACATTATACGGACGCTAGCGAAGAAGCTCAATACGTTTGGTTATCATTACATAAAAAATATAAAAGTAGGAAAAATTTTTTTAAAGGGACGCTAACACTATACAACAAACTTAAATAATTAGGTGAACAACCCTTTCACAGAAGCAATAAGAGGCTTAGGCCGTAACGTATCTGGATTATTAACAGGAGAAAATCCATTATCACAACCTTCAATTACTTCTCTTTTTGGTTTTACGGTCCCCGGTACACCATTAATTAGTAGTAGAGATTATTTTTTAACACAAATGGAATCGTGGTTTACCACCGTACCAATGCGCACACAATGGATGGTTTTAATTCAAAATTACCCACCGCTTTTACAAACATCAGTACTTCATAATTTAGAAAGAATAGAAGGTAATTTTAATAATTTTAATATTTCACAAGCTGTTAGCATTTTAAAATCTTACCCTCTTAATAAAGTTACTGGGTGTATTTTTGCACAAGGAGCAGATATTCCTCAAATGGAAGTAATGGAAGTCGGGAGAGATAAAGTGTTTAATCAACAACAAAGAGGGTTTATACCGGGGGTTATATCCAATGGGAGACAACCTTTTACTGACTTAACATTACAGTTTAGAGAAACAAATACAAGTTTTGTAGATTTCGTTGTTAGACCTTGGATAATATTGGCTGAACATTTTGGAATGGTAGCACGGCCTCCTGGGGATGAAAGAAACGTCGGCACCACTATTAAAATTTTACAATTTACCAGAACATATCAACAGATATCACAAATACCTAGAAAAATTTGGACGTTTTATAATTGTATGCCTACTTCAGTAGGAAATACGAACTTAACCTACGACCAAGAATCTTTAGAAATAGCTAACACAACATGGGCATTTTCAAATTATGCTGTAGAAAATAATTTATATCTTCCGTTACCCGATATTATAAACAAAATTAATAAAAACGGGTGGAAAAGCCTAATACCTAGAATATCTCCATTCCAAAAATAAATCATTAAGTGATTGATTATACTTTTCCTGTAATAATAACTAATTCTAGAGAAGTATTATGTAAAGAACTAAAAAATGTTCATTATAAAAATATTCAAAAACTAATACAAAATAATGATAATGAAAATCTTTGCATATATTTTGAAGCAGTAATAGAGGAGCTATGTGTAACAAAACAATCTTTAAATTACATAGATAAATTTATTATTTTATTAGCATTAAGAATGGTGTCTGTAAGCGGTGTGTTGGAAATTCATACAAAATCAGAAATAAAAAACACTCTAGAAATTGGGGTAATATCTAAAACTATTTTAGAAAACTTTTTTCCCAATACAAAGACCGTAAGAAGTGATGAATATAATATAAAAGTAGATGTAGGTTACCCATATACTATTAGCAATAAAAACGTACTTTTCGACAAAATACATACTATTGAGATAGATGGAACGAAAGTCGCTTTAAATCTTATTTCACAAGAAGAACGAGATGAAATATTATCACTATTGCCGGCATCTATATCAAAAGATATACTAAAAGAAATAAAACAGACCAAAGAGTATAAACAAATAAAGTTATTCACATACTTTTACGAAGAAGGTAAAAAAGCAGATTATTATTTTTCTTTCGATTCTACTAAAAATTTCGACCTTTTAAAAATGATTTTTAGTGATAATTTAAAAAATTGTTATTATTATGAATATGTTTGTGTATCTAAATTACATATATCTCTTTATGATTATTTGTACTATATGACACCTGTTGAATAAATATTACAAATAAAAACATTATCAAAAGAAATAAAAGAACAAAATGATGCACAAAAAGCCGCGCAAAACACCAATAAACAACCCACACCTGGATTAGAAGCTCCAAGGTAATAAATGTTAGTATGGACGCGGAAGAAATTCAAAAGATCAACGATCTTTATAAGCAGGTAGATGAAAAGGATTTAAAAATCCAAAGTTTAGAAAATAACTTAATCACGGCACAGAACACCGTTAATTTTTTAAATCAAACCATCGAAAGCTATAAGGGAGCAATTGATAATCTTAGTGAAAAGGTAGAGCTGATAGCTAAAAAATTAGACGTGAAACAGCCTGCTGCTAAAAAGTAATAAATACTTACATGAATGAATTAGGTCTTACAGTTGATCTGCATAACGATCATACTATAAAGACAATAGATGCTTCTACAGGGGTAATAAAAACAACAAGACAAGTGGGGGGAAAAGTTATCTGGGGACCCATCCTCGTAGGTAACACTGTATCAGTAGGAGTTGAAACCCCTACAGGAAAAAAACAAAAACTATATAAATTACCCAATTTAATTATCTTCAGAACAAATCCCGGGTAACTTGATAATAAAGAAAGCTTTAATATAATATTCATATGAATATGATACCGAGCATTTTAACTGAGAAGAGTATTTCAGTTTCCAAATATAAATTATCTTCAGAATACTTTAAAGATTTTTCTTTTCTTTTTTATGGTTTTGAACTTAAAACTCGTTACGATGAAGAAAGATGCAAAATAGATGATTCTTTAAATCCGGTAAAATTTACACACTTAGTTAAATCACCCACCGGTATGAAATTCAAATATTTCTATGGTGTGTTACTCAAAGGTAATAAAACATATAATGAAATATCAAAAAAATTAGCTTATGCGTCCCACAAAGACCAATACACATTAAGTTTTGAAAATTACAAACATATGATGTCAGAATATGAAATAAAGACAGATAATAGCCACGGAAAATATTCTATAGGTTTATACCCTTTTGATAATATGTCAGACATGTGTGATGAATCATATGATGATTATTCTAAGTTCTTTGCAAACCATAAAATACCCGTATTTCAAAGAGTGGGTGGTATAACACCGTATATTATTTGCGATACTGCAAATTTGATAAAACAAGTGTAATATTTAATCTTTTTTTGTTAGTTTTTTAATTTTTAAAAGGGTAATTACCTCAAACTAGCTATACCAAAAGGATATACTTTACTTTACCCAAAAAAACCTTAAAAAAACAGGGTATACCAGTATTAAAGTACAGATGGTAGCTTAAATTAAAGTATACAAGATGGACATTTCAACTAAAATACTCTCTGATATAACGGTGCATAACAAATATGCAAAATATCTTCCTAAACAAGAAAGGCGTGAAACCTGGAACGAAATCGTTTCTAGAAACAAAAAAATGCACGTTAAAAAATTCTCGAAATTGAAAGATGAAATTAACGAAGTATATAAATTTGTTCAAAATAAAAAAGTTTTACCATCTATGCGTTCATTACAATTTGGAGGTTCACCAATACAGAGAAATCCTTCTAAAATTTTTAATTGTGCATATTTACCCTGTGATGATTATCGTTCTTTTAGTGAATCAATGTTTTTACTTCTAGGTGGTACAGGCGTCGGTTATTCGGTACAATCCCATCATGTTGATCAATTACCAGAAATTAATAAACCTAACGTCGGAAGAACTAGAAGATATTTAATTGGAGATTCAATTGAAGGCTGGGCAGATGCAGTTAAAATATTAATGGAATGTTATTTTAAAGGATTATCTAGAATTCGTTTTGATTATAGTGATATTCGCCCTAAAGGAGCAATGTTAGTTACTTCAGGTGGTAAAGCTCCTGGTCCTGAACCATTAAGAGAATGTTTAGTCAAACTAGAAGGTATTTTATCACAAAAAGAAGATAATAGCAAATTAACCCCTATAGAATGCCATGACATTATGTGTCATATGGCTGATGCTGTTTTAGCAGGTGGTATCAGAAGAGCAGCTATGATTTCCCTCTTCTCTGCTGATGATGATGAAATGATTGCATGTAAAGCAGGTGATTGGTGGGAAAATAATGCCCAAAGAGGGAGAGCGAATAATTCAGCTGTATTATTACGTCATAAAATTACAAAAGACTTTTTTCTATCTTTATGGGACCGTATCAAAGCTTCTGGGTGTGGAGAACCGGGGTTTTATTTTTCTAACGATAAAGATTGGGGTACAAACCCTTGTTGCGAAATAGGTCTAAGACCATATCAATTTTGTAATCTTACGGAAATAAATGCCAGTAACGTTACAACTCAAAAAGATCTTGAAGAGAGAGCTAAAGCTGCTGCATTTATTGGTACGTTGCAAGCTTCATATACAGATTTTCATTATCTTCGTCCAGTGTGGCAAAGAAATACAGAAAAAGACGCTCTTTTAGGTGTAAGTATGACTGGCATAGGTTCCGGGGTGGTGCTAGATTTAGATTTAAAAACAGCAGCTGAGGTAGTTAAAAAGGAAAATAAAAGAGTAGCAAAATTAATTGGTATTAATACAGCTGCTAGGACTACCTGTGTTAAACCTGCTGGTACTACTTCATTAGTATTAAGTACCTCTTCTGGTATTCATGCTTGGCATAACGACCATTATATTCGTCGTATTCGTGTCGGTAAAAACGAAGCAATATATGATTATCTACACATAAATCACAAAGCTTTGATAGAAGATGAATATTTTAGACCTCACGATACTGCAGTTATTGGTGTACCCCAAAAAGCTCCATCCGGGGCTATATACAGAACCGAGTCAGCTTTACATTTACTAAATCGTGTTAAACATATAACTACTGAATGGGTACATAATGGTCACTCAAATGGAGCAAACAAACATAATGTTTCAGCAACTATTTCTATTAGAGAACATGAATGGTATGATGTTGGTGAATGGATGTGGG